GTGATATGACCACGGGCATCTACGGTCACCTTTGTGTAGTCACCTGCGCTAACACCAGATGTGTCATGAGTCAGCGCACCCGCTCCACTCACGGACAGCGCACCGGATGGCACCGACACGCCGCCTTTGGCGCTTGTCGTACTGGTAGGCAGATCAGTGCCAGCTAAGGCAGTGGTTGCCGTGATGTGCCCCTGGGCGTTAAAGGTAATTCCACTGGTCGTTCCAGCAGTTACTGAATCTGTGTGGTTGAGCTGGCCTGCGCCTGTAACGCTTAGGCCGCTGCCAACAGAAACGCCACCAACTGCAGAGCTTGTCGCCTTTGGAATATCGCTTGCAGGAATGCTGCCGATTGCAGTGATGTGACCCGTTGCATTGACGGTCAGACCATTCTTGGTTTGAGCCGTAACGCTTGATTGGTGCGATACAACGCCGCTGGCATCAACGTTCAAGCCAGACGCAGTTGGCAGGCTGACAGCGCCACGAGTAGAAGCTGTCGCAGGGTCAACTGAAAACGTTCCAGACGTAGCCGTCAGGCCAGTGCCTGCTGCCGCACCGCCAAGAGCAGATGCAGTTGCTGCGGGCAGGTCAGTTGCTGCAATAACCCGTGAGCTATACGCACCACCTGCACCAGTCGGGCCAGCAATAAACTCCTTTGCTCCTGTACTGCTACCTAATGAACTAGGACTTATAGATGCAAGCTTGGCTGCCGGAATACTGGCGTCATCAATTAGGTCAACACCCTGCTCAACCAGGCTTTTAACAGTGACCTTCTTGGTTTGGCTCGCACTGATGTCAGCAATGGGCAAAACATCGCTTGCGGCTACATCAGCTTCTGCCAGTTCAGTGAGGGCTGTGATCTTCTGATCTGCCATTGCCCAAGCCCCCTGCGGGTCTAGTCGTATTCAAGCTCTAGCTTACCGCTTGCGTCCTGCTCAAGCAGGATGCGATCGGCGTCTTCCTTCAAGATAAAGCCAAGAGCACCCTTGCCAAACTTCATTGAAATCTCGCCAGTAGTCACATAGTTGAAGTTTGAAACCGTGAGCTGTCCTGTACCTAGTCCAATGGCTGCGCTAGTAACAATGGCTTTGAACTCAAAGTAAAGCTGGTCAGTTACAGCATCAGTATTGGCACCTGTAGTGACAATAAAAAGCTCAGCTTCAAACTCAGCGCCAAGTTTTTGACGCAGAATCAGCTCGTGCAGGTATGAAGGAACATCAACATCACCGCTTACGCCCGCCCCAGCAACATCTGGGTCGTAATGAAACTGGCACTCAATGCTGCCGCTACCGCTGATCAGGCTGCTTTCGTTTTTACGAAACTCATCGCCCAGAGCAGTTATGTCTACGACCTCGCGGTCGTTGTTTAGCTCAAATGAACGCACCAAGCCCAAGATGTTGTACTCAGATTGAACGCTCTTGACTTCAATTTGTATAGCTGCTGACGGAGCAGCAAGACTAATTTTGCCCGTGCTTCCCCCATCCAAGGCATTAGAAAACGTGTCATAAAGGCAGATCCCGCCAAGCTCGTCAACGTTGATGTACCAAGCGCCATCGGGCAACTGGCTTCCTCCGTCCCAACCAGATGCAGCAATAAAGTCCAGATTCTGACCGGCAGACGCACCTGTGCTTTTAATCTGCAGTAGATCGCCGGTAAGCAAAACACCATGGGGAAAGACCTCCGGGTCGGTGTCGTTACCAAAGCTAAATCTCTTTTTAGCAACATCTACGTCTGCGGTGCCGCTTCTAATTGTTCGGACCAGAGACTTACCAGTCGTGCTCCGACGCAGCCTGACTATTCCTGAATTGCCTACAAAGACGGTCATAATAACTTACTAGCAAAATCGCCGCTCATAGTGAAGTTCACATTGACGCGCATGACTTCACCAACAACACATGACAACTCAGCGCTCGTAAGCACCGCGTCAAACTCCAAAAATTTTGTATCAAACTTCAGCTTTAACCTTGCAAGAGACGAGATTGTGCTGTCGCCAGTCTCCTCGCTAGTGTCCTGATTGACCTGATTTAGCAGCTTGACTGGTGCGTCTTCGTAATACAAGACAGTCATCGTTCCAGAAGCTGAGCGCACTCCGGTCGTAAATGCCCGAACGTCTTGGCCTAGCGTCGTTACCTCTAACGCATCAGTGTTGGCAGTCAGTGACCACTGCACAACTTTGGCGACAGGGGCGACGTTGGCTGAAGAGGTTCCAAACTCAACGCTGCCATCTTGACCCGCGTAATACTTAGCCATGGTCAGGCACCCTCAAGCTCGCCAGTGAACTCACACGTCACTGTAGACAGTCCTGGCTTAACGCTTGTAACTGATGGTGGCGATGCGTATTTCCACTTCAACAGGCTGTTCGTCTCCTGAATCCATGGCCTCAAGTTCTCAGACGCTCCAGCGGCTACGTTGTTGTCGGTGAAATCGGCGTAATTATCGCCGCTCATCACGTCCACATAGTTCTGCAAAATTAACGATGCTTTGTGGTCGGTGATGTTTGCAAACGTCAGACTCAGGCGGCTGCCTGCCCGTTGATTGCCATAACGCACCCGTACCACTGCACCGTTTTGCGCTTGAAACTGCGTCTCAGGAAACACACCAGGCTCGTATGAACGACTGCTGGGGACTAAATCGGGAAAAGGCTTAGCTGTCATTAGTCCTCAGAAATCTCAAACTGCTCCAGGTTTTCGTCGTCAACTGTAAACGCCCTGTCCACAAGTGTAGCCAGCGTCCCGTCAATGGTTAGCTCTTGGTGCGTTCCAACAATGTCTACGTAGCCCTCGTCGTCAATCGTCAGGCTGTCCACGCGGTAGACACGGGCCTGCCTGTCTGTTTGGACCGTCGTAAAAATTGATTTGAAGAACGATGGATCACCTGTCTTGCCGTCAGATACGTTCATCGTTCCTTCCTGCATCTTGGTGTCGGTCCCTCCTGGCGTCCAAAAGAAAACGTCATGCGGCCCGTCGTTCAACGTTGTTGTTGACGTGATCCCGCCAGAGGCATCAACACTGCCGTTATTGAAACGACTTGTGTGAGTCCGATCTGAAACAACCTTGATGTAGTCGCCAGCCTGCAACGCCAAAGCCGAGCTAGGCGTCGTTTTGAAACTAATCGTATGGTCAGTATGAGCGCGAACACGCAGCTTGTACTTAGCAATCGTGCTTGCGTGGTTTCTGTTGGTGCAGAAAGAAGTTAGATCTAAGAACTCCTCAGGATCAGTGTCGGAACCCTTGATAAATTTAAAGCTGTCATTTCGAGCAGAATCTGGCGATTTGTACGGTGCAGTATTTGCAAACCTGATACGTACAGTTTTTTGCTCCGAGAAACCGTTGTCTACTTCTTCGCGATAAGCAACAGCTGCCTTAAATAGTTGCCGATCTTGTGGGGGCAGGAAACTAACCTGCATGTCCTTCATGTTTCCATCAGTAAACAGTGCTTTAATTTCGTCGTTTATGTTTCTGTTTCTGTCGATAACATACGTTGCTTCGCTGTAAGGTACTGAAGGCTTCAAAGCAAACCTGCCGCCAATGATCGTAAAGTCAAGCAGGTTAAATGCTGCGTTAGTCGAAATAAAATCTCGTAACGCCTGACGGTCTTCAAGAATGCCATCAAATGTAAAACCATTGGCACGGCAGAATTGAGCTGCAATCGTCATTGCGTCACGATCAACAGTTGCGCTAGGCACTCGCTTGCCCGCTCCAATGCGGGCATCGGTCAACAAGTTATAGGCGATTTCTGCAAAATTATTGGTTGAGGCTCTTAACGTTCCAGCAGCTACTGCTGCCCCGTTGTCATCAATTAAACGTTCAACTTTTATGCCTTGTTTGATGTAAGCACTGAGTTGACCCATCGATGTCCAGTCTTTGCCAGCTAGAACACGAAGGCCCAGCAAAGACAAATCATCATACTCAGCTACTTTGTCAGGCTTAATTTGCTCGTTGACAAAAGCAATTTCGTGCTCTGGACCGTCTTGATGGCTGGTCTGCTCAGCCTGATACTTGGGGTAGTCAGCAACTGCATCAAAAATGTTCAACGGTTCCTTGCCAGGCTGTATTCGAGTTACTTCCGATGTGTTTCCGATATACAAGGTGACACCAGTAGCAGTGCTGTCACTGTTGATGAAACTGGCCGACACAGCTTCGCCAACTTTATATCCGGACCCACCATTTACTACCTCCCACTGCCATTGGCCTACAGCAAAGCTAGAAGCACTAATTTGAAGCCCTGTGCCAGAGCCCCCAACTACGTTGTAATTAGCCGGAGCAACGTCAAAGTCTGGAAGCGTTTCGGTCTTTTTATATTTTTGAATGTAATAAAGCTTTCTGTCGATTAAATCGCCAACGTATTCTCCTTTTTCAATCTTGCCAAAATATCCAATAACAGGAGCTACATAGCGAATTCTGTAAATTCGATATACAGTCGTGTTCAAGTTTGTGTCAAAATAAGCGGCAGTTCCGGCTCGATAACTAATTGGATTAGAAGGGCTGACAAATTGGTTAATTTCAGCAGATACGTCTACTCCGTTCCAAAAAGCTACATACTGCTCTTGAGCTGTGCCTGGGTTTTTGATGAACACATAAAACAGGTTTCCGATGTATAACTCGCCATTTAGATTACGGTTGTCCTCAACAACTCGCTCCTCAGTTGCGGGAGTAACGACGGCTTGTTCTGCCTGAGAAACGCTTTCAGGTGCTCTATACAGCTTTGTCGTATCTACATCGTTAGGCTGCTCTAGTTGGTTCGTAACATCGATACCCTCCCAAATAGCAAGGCTTACACGGCTGCCATCAAACTGAACGTAATTGTGGTTAGCAGTTGAAGGATCGGTACGGTTAAACCTAATCTCCTCTCGCACCCACTGCAGTTGCCCAGAAACAGTGCCGACAAGCGGTCCGAGTCTGTAAATCTCTCCTTTTTCCAGCTCTTTTGTAACGTCTGTTCCGCCCCAACGCGCAAATGTTGAGCCGGGATCGTTGGGGTTTGGAACGTTAATTAGAACGCCATAATCTAGCTTTCTGGCGTCCTCGTCGTATTTTACTCTTATCCCAAGTAGGTCAAAACTGACATCCATAGGAACAGGACCATTTGCCCTTGCCGTAAATTCTTCAACAATACCGCTAGTAATTACTTCTACATCATCGGTCCCAGTAAATTTAAATTCCCCGTTTGAAACCTTGTCTGCAGTCAGCCTCTCTTGTTTGCCTGTGTAAGAAATCTGAAAATTGCCAAGCGACGTTTGTCTGCTGTCCACTGTCCGAAGCTCACCTCTGCCAAGCAACTGCACAGGGTTTGAAGTGCCTTGTGTGTCCCCAATAAACCTGTCAACTATGTCTGAGCCTGGGACAGGCATGATTCTAAACTCGTACTGCATCCGTTTTGGATGACTAATTCGCAGTGTGTTGTACTGGGGTTGAGGGTTATTGCCTTTAACAGCAAACACCTGCTCGTTAGAAATATCGTGAAATTTACCGTCATTTGCAGCGTTTATTTCCCGACACTCAACCTTGAAAAAGCTATAGCGCGTCTGAAAAGTCGTTACCCGCCCCAGTTGAAATGGCTGGTCATCATCTTCAAATTCTGCAAGAACTGCATCGTTTGGCTGAGACGGAACATTGGCAAAACTGTTTATTTTCTTGAAAACAACGCTTTTAATCCCTATCTCAGTTTGATCGCAAGCCCTGTTGTTGGTAATTGTTGCAATGCTTACTTTCTGAATGTGGTGGCCATACGAAGGGTTGCCTTTTGCGTTATTGCCAAAAAATTGAGTAAATTTATCTTTAACGTCTTTATCTGAAGATGCGTAAGCACCGAATATCAAAGTAGCTTTGCCTGGCTCTTTACACTGAAATTGATAGCTGTTGCCACGAGTATTGCCTGGCTCTAGAGGCTCGTTGTGAGCAATGTTTACGCACTGTACTAATGCCGTCCCAAATAGATACAAATCCCCCAGGTTGATGTTTGTGTCTGCATCAACCATGCGCTGGTCGATAGCCGTATTGATGTCAGCCGTGCCATGTGGCGGGAAATCTGTTCCAGGCTCTCTGCCTGCATGATTTATAAAATTAAAACTTTGATTCTTTTTAATTTCTACGTTAATTACAGGATTTGACTTATTTGCTTTACTAATTTGAGTACCAGTTTCGTCATGTAAAACTTCTGCGTACTGACGACCTGCGTAGGCCACATTTATTTTCAACTCTTTAATTCCGAGAGGGCCCTCAGCTAACACAGGTCGAGCGTTTAGAAAATCGTCAATCAACTCGTGCAGAGGTTTTTCGCGATCAAAAATTTGAATCAGTTCATAGTCCAGGTAAAACGCTGCTCCATTTGAGATTGGAGTATGACAGCCAAATGAACGCTGTGAATTAGGTGTTCTAGTGCCGCAAATCAGCTCTTCGTAGTCCCCGGTTCCCCGATAAAACGCCTTGAAAACGTCCGTGCCTTTATGGACATTGCCAATAAATTCATCTGCGTCTAACGAGCCAGCGCTTGCAATGCTGTGAGTTGTCTCGATGATTCGACCCTTAGTCTCAAAATTGTCTCGAAAATAAGCTGCATACCTAGAATCTTGATAGTTACGCAGCAGCTGATCGCCAACCGCAAGACCTCGGGCGTCGGGCGTTGCACCAAGCTCAGCCAAGCCGAGCGTCGTCAACATTTTCAGCTCTTGGTGTGAAGCTTTACTTAACAGCTGAGACCAAATCAACAGCCCTTTGGCACGGACACCGCCAACAACCGTTTGAGAGACCTCAGGATTTTCTGGATTAGTCGTAGGGTCGATGTCATAAGGCAGCGTGCTTCGCTTCGCAAAAATCAACGGAAGAATGCTGCCAAGCGTTGCTAAGTCCTGCAGGCTGTCAAAACCAAACAGCTCAGCAAACTTCGTTTGGCCACGAATATCTGATGTACGAATTGCACCAGGGCCCTCGTCAAAACTTGGCGGCTTTGGTGCCAGCAACACAGAGGCTGCTGTAAAAATAAAACTAAGAGCAATAGTTATTATCTGACTTGTCGTCAACGGCTCACCTGTTGCGCTGATCTCAGGAATTAACGCATATTCGCTTCTACGCTCCTTAGCCTTACAGTCCGCTAACCGACAAAATTCCCAATACTCATCAAGCGTTAAGCCGAGAACATCAATAATCTGCTGCTCTACTGGCAGTAAAGAACGACGGGAGTAAGAGCGCTGGAGGGGATCCATGTCACCCGACGGTCTCTGAATTGCAGCCATCCGCCTTCATAGAAAGAAGCCAACCCATAGCTGCCATCAAGGCAATGGATTAACCCGAGTGTGCCCACTTTAGCGGCATCCGTCCTTACGCCCCATAGCTCTAACTGCTCCGAAAACACCGAATAATCCTTACGGCGCAAACGCCGATACCACGAACGCTGTGGCGTAGGCATATCGATGCCGTGCCAAGACTGCACAGCTGTAGCCAAGCTCAAGCAATCAGCAGCACCATGCTTTTCAGGCACCGCTCCAAGCCTGTAGGGCAACCCAATCAGGCGGTAAGGTTCCGTCAAGCGTTATTGATGCGAGAGCTAACTGGCAACGCTCCAACAACTTCAGACCGCAGCACTTGGTTTGGAACGCTTGCAGTAACAGCGTCGATTGCTGTGCTCAAACGAAGCTGCACGCCGTCAACGCTGTAGTTCATGCCAGAAATAACCCAGCACTCACTTGTTAGCAAACGATTCTGAACAAAG